ATCCCCGTGCTCAAGTTCACCATGACGGGCATCTATAACGCCCCGACTGATACGGCTGCACCTTCGGTGACCTACACCAACCAAGCCACCCCGTTGATCTTCAAAAACGGCAACACCACAGCGTTCCAGTTCTTCTCCTACAGTGGCGCCCTTGCTTCGGTGGATTTCAACATCACCAACAGCATCGTGTACCGCGAGCTGGTGGGTGGCACCAAGGAAGCTGTGCTGACCGGCCGAGCCCCCGCTGGCAGCGTGATGATCGAAGCCGTGCCGATCGCCACGAAGGATTTCTTCGCGGCCGCTGCTGCGACTACAACCGGCAACCTGACCTTCCTGCACGGCACAACCGCCGGAAACAGGGTAACCTTCACAGCGTCACAGGTGGACATCGCCCAGCCTTCTTATGCGGATCAGGACGGCATTCAAATGCTGAACCTTCCCTACGTTGCGCTGCCGACCACTGCTGGCAATGATGAGTTCAGCCTCGCTTTCACCTGATAGGAGCACCGCATGGCGTTTGTCCTAAAGCAATCGGACACCTACAGCTGGCCGGTCACCTTCGACGTTCCCGTTGATGGTGGCCGGCATGAGCGCCAAACGTTCGATGGAGAGTTCAAACGCCTGCCGCAGAGCAAGGTCGGTCCAATGGTGGCCGAGCTGAATGCACTTGAAGACGGCGGCGAAATGGAACGCATCACCGAACTGGCTTGCGAGGTTCTCGTGGGTTGGTCCGGCGTGACGGATGATTCCGGCAAGGACATCCCATTTAGCCAAAAGGCACTGGAGCAACTGCTTGAAGTGCCCCTTTTGGCGGCAGCGGTGTTGCGTTCCTATTTCGACAGCCTGAAGGGAGCCAAGCGAAAAAACTGATTGAAGCCGCTGAGTATTGGATCAGTGGCGCCGTCAGGGATGACAGTCAAAGTGATGCAGCGGTGCTTGGCGTAGCACTACCTGAGCAGCCCGAGGAACACTTCGAGGTGTGGGAAGAAAACTGGGAAGCGCTGATGATGTGGTCCCGTGTTCAAACCCAATGGCGCACCAGTATGGGTGGTGTGATTGGCCTCGATTATGGGGCGATTGCGTGGGTGTTTAGACTGTATGAAGTAAAGGACCAGCGTTCGCTCCTGGAGGATTTACAGGTGATGGAAGCTGCGGCCATGGCAAAGCTGAACGAGCGGAGCGGCTGACATGGCCATGAACATGGACGCCCTGCTCCGCATCAAGGCGGACGTTCAAGGCGAAAACAATATCCGCAGGCTGGGCAACTCCATGCAAGGGTTGCAAGGCCAGGTCAAGAATGCCCAGCTCAGTTTTAACAATTTGAAAGGCGCCATTGCTGGTTTTGGTGCGGCGATTGCAGGTTCAGCCATTGTGGGCGGTCTGACCGCCATTGTGAACCAAAGTATTGATGCAGGCGACTCGCTAAATCGTTTGCAGATGATCACCGGCATCAGCGCCAAATCACTGACCGGCATCGCCAAGGAAGCCAAATTGGCTGATGTGGACATGGAATCGCTTGGTAAGGGATTGACCAAGCTGAACGTGAGCATTGCCAAAGCAGCCAACGGCAACGCCGACTTGGCGCAAAAGTTCAAAGATCTTGGCATCAATGTCCGCGACGCAAAGGGCAACGTAAAGCCCACTGATGAAGTCCTGAAACAGATTGCGGATCGCTTCGCTGATATGCCCGACGGCGCGCAAAAGGCCGCCGCGGCCGTGGGGTTGTTTGGCAAGTCGGGTGCTCAGCTAATCCCGATGCTGAATGATGGCGGAGCAGCGATGGAAAAGTTCACCTCCAAGGTGAGCGATGATTTTGCGGCCAGGTCTGATCTATTCAAGGACACGCTGACAGCCCTAGGCTTCAAAACCAAGGGCTTTGGCTTGGAACTTACTGATGCTTTGCTGCCCGCGTTGCAATCAATTCTGGAAGAGTTCAGCAAACTTTTTGACAGCAAAAACGACTGGACTGCGCTGTTTCAAATAATCAAGTTTGGGCTGCGAACTGTGGCAACAGTAATTTATGCCACCGTAAAACTTGTTGATCAGTTAGCCAAAGCCGTTGTTTATACTTTTGACGCCGTTGGCAAGGCGTTGCATGGCGACTTTGAAGGTGCCGGTCGAGCAATCAGCAAAGGCTTTGGCGCTGGCATTGAACAAGCTAAGCAAGACTTTGCAGCGATCGGGCGCATGTGGTCCGATGCGCCTTCACCTGGCACAGGTCTTCGCACTGGTGGGCGGCAGCTCAACCCAACCGATCTGAATGCACAACGTGAAAACGAACGCGCAGCCAATGAGCACGCGCGTGCATTGGAACGCGAACAGCGCATCCTTGAAAAACGCAACGAACTTCAAGATCGCGGCCGGCAGCTCTTGGAAGATCTTAAGCGTTCACAAGAAGACGTAAACGGCGAGATCAAAAAACTTGGCGCCAGCGATGTGCAACAGATTTATCTGGATTGGGATGATGCCATTGAAAAAGCAAAACGCGGCCAGGAAGACATGACGCAAAAGTTGGCTGATTTTATTAAAGATGCTAAAAAAGCGGGCGGAACTGTTGATTTGAGTTGGCTTAAAAATGCAACAAATACCATTGATGCCATTACCAGCGGCCGAATGACGGCAGCAGATAAAACCCGCGATAAGCGCCTTGCCGATAAGGCCGCAAACGAAAACAGCTTCATGGATCAGCTTCGCATCAGCTCCGGCACGCTGGGTAGCGATGAAGAGCGCCGGTTGCGGATCAACGAGCGCCTAGCGCAGATCCAAAAGGACATGCCTGAGCTTTACGCCAAACAGGGCGATGAGATCCGCAAATTGGTCACCGCATCCGAAGGTCTGACCGAAGCGCAACAACGCAATAAAGATGTTGTTCAAGGCATTGCTGACAGCATTGGTGGTGCGCTGAAATCATCCTTTGATGTGATTATCAACGGCACCAAAGATTGGGCAACCAGCCTGCGCGAGATTGCCGGCAACCTGCTGAAGAGCATTGCCGATCAGCTCCTGCAAATCATGGTGATCCAGCCGATTGTTAAAGGGATCACCAAGGGCTTTGGATTTGCCAATGGCGGCATCATGACCGCACAGGGTGAGATGCCCCTGCGCAAGTACGCTGCCGGCGGCATTGCCAACAGTCCGCAGCTTGCGATGTTTGGCGAAGGCAGCATGAACGAGGCTTACGTGCCACTGCCTGATGGTCGTCGCATCCCGGTGGCCATGAAGGGCGGCGGTGGCGGTGGCAACATTACGGTCAACGTGGACGCCAAGGGCAGCAGCGTGCAGGGCGACGCTGGCAAGGGCAATCAGTTGGCGCGAGTGGTTGCAGCAGCGGTGCAGCAAGAGATGATTAAACAGAAACGGCCTGGTGGCCTCCTGGCGGCATAACGATGGCGACCTTCACCTACACACCCAGTTTTGAAGCCACCGAGGCCAGTAAACCTCGGGCGCATAAGTTTCAGGCGGGCGATGGCTATGAGCAGCGCGTGCGGTTCGGGCTTAATACAGATCCGAAAGAATGGACGCTGACTTTTTCAGAGCGCACCAACACCGAGCGTGATGCCATCCTGACCTTTTTGGAAGCGCGTGCTGCCGTTGAAAGCTTCGACTGGACCCCACCGCGTGGCGACGCTGGCAAATACGTTTGCGAAGAATGGCAAGTGACCATGCGTGCTTATAACTTCAACACGATCCAGGCCACCTTCCGCGAAGTGTTTGAGCCATGACCGTACCTGTTTCAGAGCTACAAGGCATTGCCCCCAGCGCCATCATCGAGCTGTTTGAGTTGCAGCTCAACACGGCAATTCAGGGCAGCAACACGATTTACCGCTTTCACGCTGGCACCAACGCAACCGGCACCAACGGTGACATTGTGTGGGCAGGAAATACCTATCAAGCATTCCCGATCGAGGCCGAGGGCTTTGAGTACAGCGGCAACGGCCAGCTTCCGCGCCCCAAGATTCGAGTGTCCAACATCATGGGCACCATTACGGCGATCATCCTGAACACACCGTTGGAGGGTGCCAATGTCACGCGCATTCGCACGATGGCCAGGTATCTCGATGCGGTGAACTTCCCTGGTGGCGTGAACCCGCTGGGAACGCCGGACCCGACTTGTGAATGGCCACGGGAAGTGTATCTGTTAGATAGGAAATCTGCGGAGACAAGGGATGTCGTTGAGTATGAGATGTGCGCGGCGTTTGATTTAATCGGCGTCAGAGCACCGAAACGGCAGTGCATTAGCAACATCTGCCAGTGGGTTTATCGTTCGGCGGAATGCTCCTACACCGGCACCAATTATTTCACTGAAAATGACGTGGCCACTACGGCTGCCAATGACGTGTGCGGCAAACGCCTGAGTAGCTGCAAAGCACGTTTTGGCTCTACGGCGCAGCTTCCATTCGGCTCCTACCCAGGCGTGGGCACCTACTTCGCATGAACGACACCACACGCGCTGTCGCCCTGGAGCACGCCAAAGCTGAAGATCCCCGCGAAGCCTGTGGCTTGGTGGTGGTGGTCAAAGGCCGCGAGCGCTACTGGCCATGCCGCAACCTCAGCACCGAGCCCGGCGATTTCTTCACGCTTGATCCTGAGGACTTTGCCAAGGCCGAAGATGCTGGTGAGATCGTGGCCATCATCCACAGTCACCCGACCACACCGCCAGAACCCAGCCAGGCAGATCGCGTTGCCTGCGAAAAGTCCGGGCTGCCTTGGTACATCGTCAACCCCAAAACCGAAGCATGGGGCGAATGCAAGCCCGAGGGCTACAAGGCACCCTTGATTGGCCGCGAATGGGTATGGGGCGTTCAGGACTGTTGGTCGCTGGTGCGTGATTACTACGGCGAGCAGGGCATCGTGTTGCCGGACTGGGAACGGCCGCTCACCTACGCCGAATTTGAGGCCAAACCCATGTTTGAAGGTTGCTGGCGTGAAGCGGGTTTTAAGCAGATCGACGAACGCGACATCGAAGCAGGCGACGCGGTGCTGATGTGCGTTTCAGGCACAGGGTTGAATCACGTTGGCGTCTACCTGGGTGACCAGATGCTGCTGCATCACCTCGGACCTAATCGGCTCAGCAGTCGGGATCTCTATGGCGGCTGGCTGATGAAGTGCACCGGCTGGGTCGGCCGACTTACCATGGCGAAAGGCTAGGTGATCTGATGCGCGAGATCAGGATCTACGGAGCATTGGCCAAGTTCCTCAAGCGTCGTGTGTTCCGCGCTGAGGTGGCATCTGCGGCGGAGGCTGTGCGCTTTTTGGTGGCCAATTTTCCCGCCGTTGAAAAGCACATGGCGGATCAGCATTACCGGGTAAGTCTTGGTGAGCGCGACCTGGCTCTCGAAGAAATCCACGATCCTGCTGGCCAGCAGGTGATCAAGATTGTGCCCGTGGTGGCTGGTGCGGGTGGACCTGTGGGTCGAATTATTGGAGGCATCGCGCTTGTTGCGTTGGCTATTGCTGCGCCCTACATCGCTGGTGCAGCTGTTTGGGGGGGCGCTCTTTCCTACGGCGTAGGTTCCGCTTTGATTTCAGCAGTTCCATTTATTGGCGCTATTGGCGCCAGTTTGGCACTTGGCGGTGTCGCTGAACTGCTGACGCCCATGCCAAAGATGGCTACTGGCGCTGATTCGAACAGCGATCCCCGCAAGTCCTACAGCTTCAGCTCAATTCAGAACACGTCACGGCAGGGTACTCCCGTACCAGTTGTCTACGGCGAAACCATCGTGGGCTCGGTTGTAATTAGCGCCGGCATTGACATCGCGCAGGTGGCGGCATGACTCTAATTCGTGGTGCAAAAGGTGGTGGCGGCGGCGGCAAGGGCGGCAGTGGTGGTTCCGCTCAACGCACGCCAGTTGAAGCAGCCAACAGCCTGTTTTCTACTTCCTACGCCAAGCTGGTTGATCTAGTCAGCGAGGGCGAGATCTATGGCCTTACCGATGGGCTGAAGTCAATCTACGTTGAAAACACTCCGCTGCAAAATGCGGACGGGTCGTACAACTTTCAGAACATCAGCGTTTTTACCCGAACCGGCACGCAGGCACAGACCTACATCCCTGGCTTTGATGATGTTGGCAATGAAGTCAGTGTCGGCGTTACGGTCCAGCAAGCCACGCCTGTGGTGCGCAGCATTACCAACACCGCTGTCAACGCGGCGCGGGTCACCATCACGGTTCCTTCGCTTCAGGAAATACAAGACAACGGTGACATCAATGGCGCCAGCGTGCAGTTACGCATTGCTGTGCAATACAACGGCGGTGGCTA